ACCACCTGGAGGAGAATCTTCATAAGTAGTAGGATGAGTTGACCACCAAATTAATGAAGAAGTATCATTCAAATAATTCACATAATAAATTGATCTTCCTGCAGAATCAGTTGCATCAGCTGCTTTTGATAAATTGCTGAATTTTTCTATAACTGTATTTGGAACACCTGTAATTGCACCAGTAGTATCAATGATTAAAACGTGTACTTCATCATGCTTTTGTTCATTTGTTAATGCTTTACCAGCAACATATGATGAAGTTGCTGGTACTGAAGCAAAATTAGATTGATACGTATTACCGTAAGCATCAACTGGGCCTAAATAAATTTGTGCACCGGTTGCAGATCCTACCCCTACGCAAGCTACTGTTAATGTCACTGATGTGCTACTATCAATTGTTTGAATTTTAGCATTGTAAGGAATTGTTACTGTTAATCCTAAACCAATCAATTTAACAGAATCACCCACGTTTAATCCTGTGGTTGATGGGATGTTTGTAATTGATGCTGAACCTGCAGTGATATTACCTATAGTATTTCCTGAAGCGAAATTTGCAGAATCAAACATAACAACTTTAAAAGATTTACCAACACTACCGATGTCTTTAGCAATCCATTGACCAGCACCTGAAAATACACCACTAGATGCCTGTTCATAACCTTGTCTATTAGCAATTGGGGATGATATAGTTCCTGATGAGGTCGCGTTAGCAGCACCTACTGGAATTGCACGCGTTACCCATAATTTATTTGAGTATTGTAAAAATTGTGATGCTGAAAACCAAATACCACTATTTTGTTCTGTCGGTTTACCGAATACGCTAAAAAGATCACTTTCTGATGTAATCAGGATTGGCTGTAAGCAGGGTCCTTTTTCAAAATACCCAGCAACTGCACCATTTGATATGGATACATTAGGTACAATAGTTGAAAAATCTTTTTCTGTAGTAACTACCCCGGGAGATTGTAAAATTGCCATTATTTTTGCCTTTCATTAATTTGAATTACTGCATAACCTTTATGATTATTTCCTATCTTTAAAGTACTGATTAAAGTTGATGGATCTAAAAACTTTTCCCTACAATAGCCATAAAGGTTGTTAGTTTGTATCTCATCGCCACTGGGTGATGTTATTACATAATATTTATCTGGATTAATAATCCTACCCCTATACCACCCTGCTGGAAAAATATTTAACTCCTAAATCATCTATTATTTTTATTTTATTATAGCAATTATTACTACGATAACCAAAATAAAATTTACCTGATAATTTATGGGTTGCTTTATAGACATATGGTGAAATATAATCACTAGGTGCTTTTTCGGTAACAGCTACACCGGGTGATTGTAAAATTGCCATTTTCTTGTTTCTCCTTAAATCATAAAATAATCATTTCTGCTGATTATATTTATGTATTTGTAAATTTTGACTAATAATTTGAGGTTGAATTAGATATCCACACCACCTCATAAACTAAGCACAGCACTAAAAAAGATATTTGACAGATAAGATTAAGTGTCTTATTATATCATTTATGTGAGGTGTTTAAAGAAGCAGGTGATTGCATTAAATCACCCATATAAAAACCATATAAAGTTAAAGCTATTAAGTAATAAAATTTCCTTGATTAACGCTAGTTAATCAAGCCCGAAGGGTAATAAGAAGTATTTATGCTTTCCTTTTGGTGAAAAATCAGTAAGTGAAAAGCTACTAAGCTAATTCCCTAGTCATGTTACCCAAAAGCTCTAATGATAATTCTTCTTCACTCTGTTCATTACCTCCATCAGAATAATAACCGAACATCATATCCTCTTCCATTTCACGAATTTTATCAGCATACATCTTTTGTCTAGCATCCTGATCAGTTAAATCCTTAAACCATGGTTGAGATGCTAACCATGAAAATAAAACACCAGCCATACATAAATCATCATTAAATCCTTCATCAGCTTCATAAGATCCTGTAGTGCTTTGAACAAAGGTACTTAATTGAGAAATAGTTTTATAATCAACCAGTTTTAATTGGTCTTTATCAAGAAGATCTTTAAAATTAGCACAACCTATTCTTTTAGTTTTCTTTGTTGTTCTTATTCCTGGATAATTATCTGCTCCTTTATGTCCTAAGTTATCACCAGATTTTGTCCAAAATTGATTTTCATACTCAAAATCATAATAAAGTGATTCTGAAACTTGACCACCAATATCGTTTATCTCAATCAAGCAATAAGCTTCATTATAAGACTTAGCTATCTTATGTATGATGTTAGTATACATCAAAGGTGCTACTTCGTTATTATTATAAGCAGCAACCTGTTTGAATGGGAATTGGGTAATATCAACAACCCAGAACGCAGAATAATCTAGATGTCTTCCTCTAGAAACATCTATAGACATGACATAAGAACTACCTTCTTTAGGATTTTCATATACACTGAGTCCTTTATAATCACCATCATATTCTTTTAAAGGTATTTCATACTGTAATTTATTCATCGTTGCTGGTGTAAGCAACTGCATGCTGGATCCTAAGAATGAACAATCAAGTTCCTGTGCGGTTTTAAGTTCACCCAAAACTGCCTTTTGTTGCTCATACCATTCCTGTGTTCTGCCTGGCATTTGATACCATAAACACTTTATAGGGACAAAACCATTAATACCCTTCTCTGCTTCATTCCAGAATTTATAAAAATGATTAAACCCATTTGGAGTTGAAGTCATTATGACTTTTGATTCTTTTGAAGCGGTAATGGTAGGGTAAACGGCAGTGAAAAATTCTTCAGCTTGATTATTTTGCACGAAGGCAATTTCATCCACATACAAAATATTCAATGTTCTACCACGAACCCCACTTTTAGTTGTAGGGCCACTAAATATTTTAGAACCATTTTCTAGGTCAATTGATCTTTTATTCCAGGTTTTTACGCCCTGTTGTAACCATAAAGGTAAATTTTCATAAGCTAGGGATACCCGCGACATAATTTCATCTGATGCTGCTTGCTTATTTGCAAGAACCCCAACTGATTTATTACTATTGAAAATAATATACCAAACGAAATAAACTGCAGCAGTGGTAGTTTTACCCATTTGACGACTTGTTAAACCGATGCTCAACCTATTATCATGATAAGTTAATATCATATCTTTTTGATAATCATGTAACTTCATCAACACCAAACCACGGTCAGGGTGAATAACTTTTACATAATTTTCAATGAAATATATAGGATCTTTACTACACTTGATATACTCTGAAAGCATATCCTCTGTATATTGTATAGCAGTTCCTGCTGGACGTAGGTTCTTATTCCCACGGAAAGATAATGACTCAAAAAATTCTGCTAATTGTTCAGAAATCATGTAGGAGTTGAAGCTTCAGCTAATTTTTCTGCTAGCATACGATTTAGGTCAGATGACGTTCCTACAAAAGTCACATTCTGAGTTCCTATTGAAGGAGCTTGTTGACCTGCAGGAATTCCCTTTTTTGCTGCTTTAGCTTCATGACGATCTTTTGATAAAGTCATGAGGTCTTTATTTACTTTTGATACGGTTTCAATTACTTTAGCAAAAACTTCATACGAACGAGCGTCTTCTTTTTCTCTGCTAACTCTTGCGATGCCTTGCATAGCTTCTTTAGAAACCTCTAAAATATCATAAATGTTTTGTCTTGCTGCAGCAAAATCTACATCCTCAGTGGTATCTTTTTCAGTATCAACCTCTGGAGCTGTTTTGTAAATAGTAACAGTTTGGCCATCATCATAAGGTTCAGCCTCAAAAACTTCCGTCAATTTTTTCATACTCATTTTAAATTACCTCATCCACCAGTGAACCAAGTTTCGTCAATTGTAAAAATATCAGTTGAATTAGCACTCAACGGATTAACTGTTGCAGTATACCTATTATTATCATTAACCGTTAAATTCATTGGGTCGGGTATTGTAGTCCCAACATCAGCAATAGTTGTCTTAATAATATCATGCCTAACCGGAGTAGGACCAAATAAATCTAATTTTGCCACAAAACTAAAAGTTTGGGTGATGGTTCTAAATTCATTAGGTGAACCAGTATAAGAATCTTCGACGGATACTCCACTTAAAACAATAGGTATAGTTTTCTTAATATTAAACTCAGGTAAAATTGTAATTTCTAAATTTAAATAAGGTGAAAAATATGGAAGAATTTGTTCTAAAATTTGCAACGAATCTTCATTAGATTTTGTCAAAGAATATACACTAAAAATAACATCATAAGGCACTGGGTTAAATAATTTTGTTCTTCCTGATCCTAATTGGGCATTGAGGAAGTGACCCGGAATACCCACTTTTCTATCAGCAGCGTACCTAAAATCGGTTATTTCAAAAGCCATTCTAGGTAAAGTTATTTCAATCTTACCATTATTTGAAAGATCAGGTTCTTCTTTTAATCTTGATAACCATTTATGCTTAGGACCATAGGCAATAGGAACTACAATTTGTTGTTCTCGTTCACCAGCAGCATTAATTTTTGAAATATTAATATCCGAAAATAAGTTACCAAGTGCAATTACAAGGTTTCTAATTGTCCCATGATAATATGGGTTTTCACTGAAAATACTCATACACCATCCCCAAACGGATTCTTAACGTTGAAATTAATAGTTTGACCTTCGTTAAAGAATTCAGCTGATCGTCCAAAATCTTTAACTTCATTAGGATCTTCAATGTCAGTACCTTCCAAAATAATATAAAAGCACGAATCCTGATCCAGGCTGAAAGGATTACCATCTTCGGTGATCATTTGCATTCCTAATATATCAAACGAATTATTAAGGTCAATCGAATCAATACCAGCAATTCCTGTTGTAAGGACTTCAGAATTATACTGGAATGCCTCACACGATAGGTGATAAAGATAATTTTTACCCAATTGGTAAAAAGTATAATCATGATCTACGAACTTTATTTCATAAAGCATTTTTGTCATTG